AGGAAACCAATCTCACGAGTAGCAACAAGAGATCTTACAATATAGATTTTTTCGTAAGGACTTCTCTCATCTAACACATCCTGAAGTGCATTATAAAGAGTAATGAATGTTTTACCTGTACCAGCACATCCGTAAGCAACAATGTGTTGGTTTTTTTCATACGCTTCATATAGTAGTTTCTGATTATCTGTAAGAGGTTCAATCTCTCTCATCAAATCAGAACCAATTGGTTTCTTGCGCTTCATTTGCTTCGCAGTCATTCCAACACCAATTGGTTGATCATCTGTCCTTCTTCTTCTTGCCATATAAAATTAAATAGGTTTTACTTTTGAACCCGGTGCTTTTGATGCTGCTCTGAGAACATCATTCCATCCCGGATGAGACTTTTTCAGTCTATCATAGACCTCACCAATTTCACCAGATGCAGGACAGGTACTTGGATCTGACCAATCTCTATCCCAATCAGGATTATTGTTTTTCCATTGATCCCAATCGTGAACACTCATAGAGACTTCTTTTTGTTCGCCGGTTACTTTATTATAAACTGGATATGTAGCCAAATTCATTCCTCCATAGTATGTAAGGATATTTATTCAATAGTGATGGAAGGCGCATCATTACATTCAGAACATCCTTCACGAGTCCAACCAAGTGCTTCAGATACTGCAGGGAACTGACAAGTAAAGATACAGCGAACAAGTTCTGCAATCTCCATATGTTCCTTCTGAGTTCCATGTGCTGAACGAAGATCGATGTAATGAATCCACGACCTTACAGAACCAGTCATATAGAGTCTTGTGGGCGTCGCCAAGGGCAGTACGAACCTTGCACACTCCTTTGCCACTCCCTTCTCCAGAAGGCGATTGTAGAGGCGTAGACCCTGCTCAAAATGAACGCGGATGTCCTCTGTCAGAGTCAGTTTCAGATAATCAGGAATGTCGTCGATACTGTTCTGACGATTCTTTGTATCTTGTCTACGAAGTTCAGGAAGAGGAATAGTTTTGTTTAGAAGATTCGTATCAGCATACCGTTGCGAAAATTCCTGATATGTGAACGAACGATGGCGAAGGATTTGAGCTGCCAGTCCACGAGTAGTATTAATTTCAACAGTCATACTGGCTTGTTCGAAGATACTCCAGTGCTGATGCTGAATACAATACTTAAGTAGTCCAGAGAACTTTTCATTCTCCTGATTTGCAGGGTTACTTACGCGAGCACAATATGCCATGTGCTTTTCTGCGTCAGGAGTAACACTAATGAGTTTTACTTCTGGTTTCATAAACTCAAAGTCATCGTACATTGTATTCATCTTCCTCGTCATAAAATACTTCGTCGTAATCAGTTAAAAAAGTTTTAATCTCCTCATAGGCAGGATCTTTAACCTCAGTTTCAGTCTCAGGTTCAATCTCTGCCTTTAAACATTCTACCAGAGACTCAAGGTTTCTGACAATTAGCTTAAGCTTTTCTCTATCCATTTTTATCAACCTCGACAAAGGTATTATAGACAAAAAAAAGAGGAGTGTCAAGCACTCCTCTAAATCATTTTGCTGCTACCAGAGTAGCAAGAGATGCCTTACGACGCCTCTCTTCTTTTTGCTTCTGCTCTTTAATGAGTTGAAGTACATTGAGTTTTTTCATCACTTGTGTCCCTCCTTTACGAACTTAACACCACGATAGGTTTCGTTGTATTGTTGGGGTTGATGCATCATCTGTTGTTGATACTCAAGACGCTTTTGAGTATCATACTCTACGCCTCTATACACAATTTTTGCCATTAGGTTTTCTCCTTAGTTTTTTAAGTTAAAGAGCGTTCCTTCAGTCGGCGTTTGCGTTCGCTATTTGCGAATAGCGAATGAACGATCCGTTCCGCGTCGGCTTACTTCCGTAATGATATCATCAGCACCATTAAACCTTGTTCTATGATTAGATGGATCTGGGTCTCCCAAGTCCAATGCATTCATAAAATCATCAAGTCCACCTTCCTGCATATCAGGATTAGATGCTCGGCGTCTTGCTTGTCTTAAAAGTGTTGCGGCAGAACGATTTGCTTTTGCAAGTTTCTCTGCCCAAATCATATCACTTAATTCTACAGGTTCTGCCTTCACAATACTTTCACAGATTGCTTCAAGACGTAGACGATATTGTGTAGAGAGCATATACTTCTCCGGATATAGTGTATTTATTTTATCGCTCAATATAACTTAAAGTATGAGTTTGAGCAAAAAGTTGTTCAATAATCATATCACAACCAATTTTAGGATTACAATCTCCACAGGTATAAACATCCACTGCTGCTTTACCTTCTTCTGGCCATGTATGAATGCTGATATGACTTTCGGACAATAAACAAATTACAGTGACTCCCTGCGGATCAAACTTTTTCGAAATTGTTTGAATCACAGTAGCGCCACTTGCAACTGCTGCGTTTTCTAGTAAGTCTATAAGACAACGCTCGTCGTCCAAAAGGACAAACGAGCATCCATACAAGTTAAGTAGATAATGCTTTCCCATTTTACAGTGGATTTTCCTCCGCTTCCTTTACCAATGAACTCACAATCTCTTCTGTGCCGTCCATTGTTTTAATAGCGAACAGAGATGACTTTTGATATTTTTTAATTTTTTTGTACTGCTTAATCACATGATCAATATTATCCAAATCAATTGTAATTTTTGCGTCTTTACCAACTCTATTTTCGCTGGGAGACCCACCAAATCCTGCACTCATTTTCTCTTCTTTTTCTCAGGTTGTTTATAACCCCAAAGTTTGGGATTCACTCTTCCATATCCAAAATCAATTTTTTGCACTGAACCTGGACCATATTTATCATAGTACATGTCAAAAAGACTTACTCGCTTTGAGCAACGAGTTAGGTCAATATGTTCTTCTTCATCTACAACATACCAAATTAAATATGCATCACTTGGAAATGAAGAATCTTTTGCTTTTTCTAAAGTAGTTTTTTCTAAAACAATTTCGCACCCATACTCATGTGGCAGAACTCTATTAATTTTAGTTTTGTTTTCTGCCATTTTCTTTTTTTCTCCTACTACTGCACTCATGAACGATTACCCCATTGAATATCAGGATATGCTTCCTTGACGTTTTCATGAGTTATTTTGTATTTAGTTTGGAGTTTTTTGTCTTTTGTAAGAACCAACACCTCTGCTTCTTTAGGGTGAAGTCCTTCCAAAATATTGATAAACATAGTTTCTCTTCGCAAAGAACTTAATCCATCATTACCACCTTTTACAAAATTATAAAACATATGGTATTCCTTTCGAATAGAAGATCTACCTTGATCCATAGATCCTAAAGAATTACTTTTAAGTTCACCCATCTTTGATACTGCATCTTCTATTTTTTCACTCAAAGTTCCACTATAAGAAGTCTGTTCGCCAGCACTTGCGTATGGAACGTCACCTTCAGGGAGTAGAGAAATTATAGATTCATCGAAATTCCAGATTAAAACCGTTTTGAGTGAATCATGTTCATATGATTTAAGAATTTCCACTTTTTTTGCATTTGATCTTTGCTTTGATGCTAGTTCTAGAATCTCAAATACAAAAGGGTTTGTTGGAAGAGTCTCAATTTGGTTTTCAGTCTTTGTCCTCTTCGTCTTCGTCGTAGTCATAATCGTAATCGTTTTCAAATCGTACAGATACTATTTCGTCAGGTATCACCTGTCCATTTTCGTCAAAAAACTCTGGATGCAAATATGGAGGTCTTGATTCCAACAAATGTCTGTAGGTTAACCATCCAATTATACCTCCTACCATAAAAAAAAGCAATGTGAACATCGTAACAAATGTTATTACATATGCTGTTTCCATTTTCCTTCTCCAGAGAGTTTATTTTTTCCTAATATCAAAATGAAATTCTATAAAGAAATGAAACTCTCTACGAAAGAGAGAAATCATTTTACCAAACTTCACTTGAAAAGTCTTTGGTCTTTCTGATTTCTTCCTCCTATTCCTAAGTAGTAACTCAACACCTCTATTAATTTGAGGTTCTGATTTATTTAGTTTGCTTCTTTCTTCTTCCTGGTCTTTTGTCATGACTATATCTCCAGGCATCCTCAAGAATACCGTGTAGGTAATTTCTTATTTTTCTTGCTTGTGGTTTTGGAATATGACCATATCCCTCACGAAGTTGTTTATGAATTTCATCTGATCCACCCTCAAGATAATCGTCTAAATCCATTACAAGATTACTAATTTCGTTTGCAGTACAACTTTCAATAAACTGTTCTACTTCAACCTTTTTAGTTCCACGAACTTTTAAATAATCATAAAACTTCAAAACAAATTGACCATTAAAGGCATAGTCAATTGCTTTTTCTACATCGCTGTAAACTTCGTGAAGATTATTATTCATTAAACTAAATTTTGCTCCTTTAGATATTGAACAGTATCTGTACATCCACCAATGTGTTTATCATCTACAATTACTTGAGGAAAGGTAGAACCATCTCCAAATTCTGCATAGAATTCTTCGCGAGTAAAATCACTATTCAACTTATAAACTACGTGCTGTAGTTGTGCCAACTCTAGCACTTGTTGAACTTTTGTGCAATATGGGCAACCGTCTTTTGAATAAACTGTGAATTTCATAATTGTTATAAAACTGAAAGTTATTTAGCGTTAACTGGAATTCCCTGTCCCTCAGGCAACCATACTTGTTGCTGAAGTTGCATTGGAGGTAGTTCTTCTTTTCCAGCAGGTAATCCTTGTTGTCCCGGAAGTTGTTTATCTGTTATTGATGTTACTGTAATGATCTGATCCAAAATAAACTTCTGTTTTCTATAACTTCTTTTATCAGGATCAAAACCAATCAACATAAGGGCATCATTTTCTTCGCCACAGTGAGCAATCACTCTACCCGTGGTCTTGTCTGTCACCACCCAATAATCATACATTCTTTTTCTTCTGACTTTTAGTATTATAGGTTTCTTTTGCTGGTCTGTAAAGATTTGGCCAAGTATCTCTAATGATCTCTGCTAGTTTATATGGAGTTGTTGAAGTAATCATTTCAAGATCTATTAGGAACATAATCCATATCTTCAATGAGGGTGTCTAACATTGCTCCATATTCTTTAAATCTTTTGTCTCCAGCAACAAAACATCTTTGACGCATCCAAAGAGCATCCGCAAGAAGTTTAATTTGGTCTTCTGAAAGCGATAAGGTTTTCATAGTTTTAAGTCAACTTTCTTATGTATAAATGTCTCAATATCTAATATTTTTTCTTGGGCGATATGCATAAAGATTAGTTGGTTTTGGCGGTGCCATCCATTCTTCTATTATATCAAATTTATTCTCACAATAAAAATCCTGTTGAACATACCACAACTTCCAGTGTTCATGTCCCTTAGATTGATTACAAGATTTACAGCAACATACTACATTTCTTGTAATATCTAATCCACCTTTTGATTGTGGTATAACATGGTCCAAAGTCAAATCTTCTTCTGAACCACAATAAGCACATTTATGATCCCAACTTTCTTTTATTTGTTTTCTCCATAATCGTTTTGCTTCTGATTGACTTGTTGCGTGTAGATTGAACAAGTATTCTTGAGGCGACTGGAGAGGTCCCATAAGTGCTTGCGACTTATGAATATTTATTTTGTCAGTAATGATAGTGGTCCGTGAGCGATATAAGAGTCATAAACAAACCGAAGAGAATAAAGAATGTTAGGATTGGAAGCATTTTAGATTTTCTACGAGTGTTTGGAGTTCTTTTTTCTATTTCTTGCAGATTGACGCATTTTTTCTATGGTTTCTGGAGAATATTTTCTTCCTTCACAACCGTTAGATTTTCCCTTTTTGGAAGAACTTATTTTATCTTTAATTTCTTCACTATGAGATTTACCTTTCATATGACTTGATTTGCCAACTTTAGCATCTCTCATTTTTTGTTTTGACTCTTCAGTATGCTTTCTACCCACCCAATATGTATTACCTTTATGAATATCACCAATCTTATTTCTTGCTTTTTGTGATTGTGTTCTACCTTTATTTTTTTCTCCTATCTTATTCTTTACTTCTTCGGGTCTAGGTCTTCCTTTTAGAGCATTACTTCTCTTCAGTTTTGTTTCTTCTGTTTGCAAAACACCAGAAGAACCATCACCACCATCAGTTCTATTATGAAGAATACCTGTCCCTAAATCTTTTCTACCAAATATAGCAATCATATACTTTTCGTGATTAAATGCATCTCCTTCACTTAAGTTTTGCTTGAGAAGTATTATTTTACTCTTATCTCTAGGAGGTCTTATATCATTCTTTGATTTCTTATATACTCGGTCTCCCTTACCTTTACCAATATAATAGGGAGTTTTATCCTCACGCAAATATGCGTAAGTGTAAAAAATGTTATTCATACTACTCTAACGGTGACATTAATATTTATACAAAAAATGGAAGGTTTCCCTTCCATTTTACCTAATGTGTCACCGTTAGGCAACTCTATTTATAGAGCATTACCTCGTGGCAATACCTCATCAGGTAGCACCAGGTTCATTTGTGGTTGGTCCACACTAAACATCCAGGCACGAATTCCTTCTGATAAAAGTTGATTTTTTGTGTAGAAAGTTTCATACGAAGGATCTTCAGCTGCTCGAATTTCCTGACTTACAAAATCATATGCTCTAAAGTTCAAAGCAAGTCCAATCATACCAATAGATGCCATCCAAAGTCCTGTTACAGGAACAAAAAGCATTAGGAAGTGTAGAAACCTTTTATTACTAAAAGCAATGCCAAAAATTTGAGACCAATAACGATTAGCAGTTACCATAGAATAAGTTTCTTCTTCTTGTGTTGGTTCAAATGCCTTAAAGGTATTTGCTTTATCACCATCCTGATAAAGAGTATTTTCTACAGTAGCACCATGAATAGCGCAAAGCAAAGCACCACCAAGAATACCTGCTACACCCATCATATGAAACGGATTTAGTAGATAATTATGAAATCCTTGAATAAACAACAAGAACCTGAAGATCGCTGCCACACCAAAAGATGGAGCAAAGAACCAACTGGATTGTCCCAGTGGATACATCAAGAATACTGAAACGAATACTGCAATCGGACCAGAAAACGCAATAGCATTATAAGGTCGAATACCGACCAGTCGTGCAATCTCAAACTGTCGAAGCATAAATCCAATCAGAGCGAAAGATCCGTGGAGCGCCACAAAAGTCCAGAGTCCCCCAAGTTGGAACCACCTGATGATATCCCCTTGAGACTCAGGACCCCAAAGTAGAAGAAGAGAATGACCCATAGAATCTGCAGGCGTTGACACAGCAGCCGTAAGGAAATTAGCGCCTTCAAGATAACTAGACGCCAACCCGTGGGTGTACCAGCTTGTAACAAACGTTGTGCCAGTAAGCCAGCCACCAAGGGCAAGATAAGCAGTGGGAAAAAGTAGTA